AAAAGAAAGTATATGAAATGTTCGCTGATTTATATTATTACAAAAGTAAACCAGAAACATGGACGCTTAGCAATATAGAAAGAGTATTTAACTTGCCTAGTAAAAGTTATAAATGTAAAGATATAACTGATTATGATAGTATTTTAAATACATTTCATAAAGATGGACCTACGATGGATAATATTATTGAATTATATGAAGTAATGGAACGTACTTGGTATTTAACACGTATTCATGAAGATAATAAAGAAATGTGGGCTCAATTAGTAGATAAAACAGTAGGCCTTGAATTTAAAGAGGCTATAACAAAACTAACAACACGTGATATAGAAAATAATTACTATTCTTGGTTATTCGCATCTAGTGGAATACCTAGAGATGATTTTTGGACATATACACGAATGTTACAATACAGAAAGGAAGGTGTAAGATATGGCAACTAAGCCTGAAAACAATAAAAACAAAAAGTTCTGGATATCACGCGAGAACTTCGATAAAGTCATAGCATATGCTGAATCAGCTTATAGACAGTTTACGTCTGAAATAGGTGGACAGCTAGTTGTTTTAGAAGATACAGATGGAGACTTCATATTAGAAGACCCTGTAATTCTTAAACAAGAAATATCAGCTAGTAATTGTGAATTAGACGGTCAAGAGTTAGCTGTTCATTATTCTAAAATGATAGGTAAATATGGTAATGAAGTAAGACATTGTTGGTGGCATAGCCATCATACAATGGGAGCATTTTGGTCTGGTACTGATGATGCTACTATATTAAGCCATCCTGCTAATGACTGGACATTATCTTTAGTAGTTAATTTAAAGAGAGAATACAAATTACGTATTCAATTCTTTAAACCGTTTCTACACGAAGAAAATGTAGAATTAAACTTCCTTCAAGAAGAACACGTTACTGATGACATACTCGATAATGAAGTTAAAGAGCTATGTTCTAAAGAATCACGTGTTATAACACATGTGGGTACTCAAGTGCAAGGAACATTATGGAACCAGCGAAATGGATACGGTCATAATTATGGCTACACTTATGGTTTATGGGATGAAAATGAGCTTGAGCTAACAGGAGTACCTGATAAATTGTTTGAAGCATGCGTAGAAGAAATGGATACATTGTCAGATAATTTGACTGATGGCTCTATTAAATTAAAAGGCTTTCGTAAAGGTTTAAGGTCTATTAATGACAAGCTCAAACAATATAATGTTCGAGTATTATCAAGCATATCAAAAGGTAGTAGAACAGATATAGAAAATGAATTACTATATTTACATGCTCATGATATGTTTGAAAATATAGAAGGGAGTAAGAAACATGCGAATTAATGAAAGAAGTTCAGGTCTTATAGAAGATTTTGATAATAAAATCTTTCATATTCTAGGTTGCGGTGCTATTGGTAGTGCCGCAGCTACTCAACTTGCTAGAATGGGAGCAGATAGATTTATTCTCTATGATTTAGATAAAGTTGAAGTACAAAATGTAGGTGTAAGCTATTATATTTATAAAGATATTACTAAACCTAAAGTAGTAGCTTTACATGAACATTTACAACATATAAACCCAGAAATACGTGCAACGGAGCAATTTGGTAGATTTTCTAAATTTATCAAACCCTTAGGAGAAGGCGATGTAGTAATTTTGGGCTTTGACAGTATGGATAGTCGCTTAGAAGCAGCAGAAGCGGCATTAAAAAGACCTAATAAGCTTTATCTTTTAATAGATGGTCGTATGGGTGCGGAGGAATATCATCAGTTTACATTAAAGAATCCAACTCTTAAACAATATAAGACTACTTGGTATTCAGATGTAGATGCTGAAGATGAACCCTGTAATGCTAAAGCGACTTCCTACTGTTCTAATATGAGTGGAGCTTTTATAGCTAATGCTATAAAGAAAACGTTAAATAATGAACCATGCCCTAAACAATTTTTCTTTACATTCCCAGGATTAGTTCTTGGAAAAACAGAGTAATTGTAGTAGATTTATAGGTCGTTATTTTAACAAAAATAGAATTATCAAGAGTCAATAACTGGGTTCATAACTCTTAAATACCTTGCGGGATTTAAGGAGAGCATATGTGAGACTCTTGATGTTCAGAAGAGGAGTAAAATGGTACTTAAAGTAGCAAAGAGAAAAGCTATTTCTCAAAATCCAAGTACACTGCTAATGTATGGCCCCCCAAAGATAGGTAAAACTACAATGTTATCCAGGTTAGACAAATGTCTTATCATTGATACAGAATCTGGTTCTAATATGGTTGATGGTCATATCCTAAATGCTAATAATCGTAAAGAGTTAATAGATATATTAAAACAAGCACGTGAAGGACACGAGTTTAAATATATTGCTATTGATACTATCGATAAAGTAGTACAATGGGCTGAAGCAGCAGTATGTGAAGAAAATAGTGTTCAAGCTTTAGCTGATTTACCTTTCGGAAAAGGTTGGGGATTAGCACGTGATAAAGTGATGAATACTATACATGCATTTAAAGATGTATGTGACCATCTTATTATAGTTGGTCATAGAAAGACAGCTAAAGCAGTAGTAGAAGGACAGGCAACAGTAGAGCCTGAAAGTCTTGATATTACTGGACGCTTAAAAAACATGATAATGTCAGATTGTGATGCAATTGGCTACATATATAGAAATGAAGAAGAAAAGCTTTTAATATCATTTAAATCAGATGATACATTAGAAGCTGGCTCTAGGAGTCCTCATTTACGTGGTCAAGTATTACCTTTTGATTGGAACAAAATCTATATAAAGGAGAAGAAGTAAATGGCGTTATTTAAACCCGAAGAAACTAAAACAAATAGCTTTAATGGTATATGTGAATGTACTATTGTAGATATACAAGATAAATCTGCTCAATTTGATTGGGCTGATATATATTTACAAGTAACATTACTTCAAAATGGGAGTAAATATACTAGAAATGCTAATATTGTTGGAGGTTTCGATAAAGAACCAAATGGCAATGTTACAGGCGGTAGCGTAATCAAAAGAATGTATGCATTCTTTGAGGCAATCAATTGTAATGCTGGTATTAATATTAAAGGTGAATGGGAAGATGCAGAAGGCAATAAAATAGATGATATTGCAACTTTCTTAAGTAAATACACTACTGAATGGGATGGCGAAAAAGCAGGAACAGATGGTAAATATTTAGCTTATTTCTATAAGCAAGCACCTAAGAAACCAGGTAAACAAGCTTATAACGTTGCTCATTATAAAATATATCCTAATGGTGGAAATTGCAAAGAGCAGTTACAAAAGGATATTGATTGGATGAAATCTAGAGGCTATATTAAAGAAGATACAGGAGAAGCTCAACCTGTTAATTCTGTAGATAGTGATGAATTAGGTTCATTAGCACTAGATAATCTATAATGAAATATGTTGAGATAGCACAAGGAACTCCATACAATAGAGGTATGTTGATTCCTAAAAATGAATTATTTCAGTACATTGACTTAAATAGCACGTTATATCGTTCTGCATATTTATATGGCGATGAAGCCTTTGAATTTGCAAAAAAGAGCGGTGGAACTCTAAAGAATTACTATGGAGAACGTGGTATTGATAAAGTATTAATTGATATTGACAAACAAGATAATTCAAACGAGCATACTCTCAACTTAGCACGTAGTATTATATTTGATTTAGAGGAGTTGGGTTGTACTCATAAGAATGTTCAGCCTTATTTTTCAGGAAGTGGTTATCATATCGTTTTAAGTAACGATTGTTTTGAATTTCCAACATCTGCAGACTTGCCATATATTGTCAAGAATACGATGAAGAAATTGTTTCCACATGCTGACTATATGGTATATATTCGTACAGCTTTGTATAGAGTACAGCACACCCTCAATCAAAAGACTAATCTGTATAAAATACCCTTAACTATAAAAGAGATAATGAATGAAAAAGTAGAAAATATTCTAGAGATGGCTAAGAAGCCTAGAATAGAATTTCCGTATCAATCTTTATTAGGAGAAGGAGAATTATCAGAATACGTGCAAACTAACGTTCCGAAAATAGATGCATTAAATAAGGTTAGAGAACCATTAACAATTGTGCCATGTGTACAACAAATGCTTATGCAGGGTCCTCAAGATGGCTGTAGAAATACAACAGCTATGAGGATTGTAAGTCATTTAAGACGTAATGGTGTTCCTAGTTATTATGCAAAAGCTGTATTAACGGAGTGGAATAAAAATCAGCTAAATAAAGAAGTTCTAAATGGTATAGTTGAACGTGTTTATAATGCAGGATATCAATATGGTTGTAAAGACGAATTGATGGAAAAGCATTGTAAGACTAAATGTATACATTTTCAACGTAAAGACTATATGATAGAAACAGCATCAGTAGAAACTCTACAAGCTAAATTAAAAGAAAGATTAACAACTGACTTTAGTGGTCGAACATTAAATCTTTCTCAAGCTTTGGGAATGAATCACATTGATTGTGATATATATCCAGGCGAACTAATTACAGTATTTGGACGAACAGGTTCAAATAAAAGTACGTTTGTTCAAAATTTAGCATTAGGAGTTGATTTTGCAACTAACTCTATCAATCCAGAATGGCAAGTTCCAACGTTATTTCTATCATTAGAATTAGCAGATTGGTATATGCATAGACGTGGATTACAAATTGTATCAGGATTAAATAAGGATGAAGTAAATAGCAACTTTGAAGCAGTGTTTGAGAAGCATAAAGATGATTTAGCTCACATCACGTTTCAAACAATATCGCCTACAATTGACCAGATACAACAAAAGATAAAAGAGTTGCAACCATCATTAGTAATAGTAGATTATATCGATTTAATAGATACACGTGGTAATGGAAGAAGCGAACATGAGAAAATTAAATATATTTCACATAGCTTATCAAATATCGCAGTTAATATGGATGTAATCATTATACAAGTATCTCAAGTTGGCAGAGAACATAGTAAATCAGATGAGCTGACATTATATGCAGCTAAAGGCTCGGGAGCTATAGAGAATGCTAGTAGAAAAGTTATTTCAGTTGATGGACAAGCTGATGACCCTAAGAAAAAGATAAAAATGCTTAAAAATACCGACGGCGACTCCAATTGGGAGTGCGAGGTAGAGTGGACAGAAAGCTTTAGACTTAGGAGAACATATGAATAAAATAATGAACTTCTTACTTGATATTACGATAACTAAAGATTGTATGTATATATTATTATTCAAAGTATTATTAATTGGTATAACTAAAAAAGATACTGGTGTAAGCAATGCTACATCATTAACTATAGGTATACATAGATTACATTTTACTATGATAATAGGATTACAACATTCTAATGTGTTAGATGAGAATCATGGCATATCGTAAATCAGGAAGACAAACAAAGGTAATTTCTGAATGGCAAACAAAGTTTCAAAAGAAACTTAAAACGCTACATGGAAATCATTGGAGAAATGTATTTCATAGGCTAATGAAAAAGTCATCTACATTAAAGACCACGTTAAAAAGACGTAGTAAAGAATATGAAGTTGAATTTTGCATGAGCCTTAAAGAGATACGTGATATTCTCTTAAAAGAATATGGTCGCAAATGCAGATATTGTGTTAATAAACTCAATATAAATAATATGGTTTGCGACCATATTATTCCACTTAGCTTAGGCGGAGATTCTACTGCAAATAATTTACAAATGATATGTGATAGGTGTAATAGACGAAAAGGTCCATTAACTCATACACAGTATGATAAATTATTAAAGTTTTTAGGTAGACTTGCTAAGCCAGCTCAGGATTACATATTACGTAAACTTTCAAAATCAGATGTGATGGGAGGATAAATGAAAAAACAAATAATCAATTACATAGTATTAATAGCATTAGCAGTAATGGCTAACTACCCTATTTATAAGGACTTACAACAATCAGTTGAAGTAGCGCAGTCAACCATTAATAATGCTATGTCAGTTGTAGCTCAGGTAGATAAAAACGTTAATCAATTTAAAAGTAAAATAGATACTTTAGAAAATGATTTGCTTGGATTATATATACGTGCTGATATTACAAAAGCTGAATTATTAGCTGAATTAGATACCACGTTAAAGAATATAGAGCATATACAATTTGAGACACATGCTCTTAATCAACGATTAAATCAGTTGGCAAATAATGCATTAGATAAAGTTGTTGAAGATAAAAAAGTAGATAAAATATTAGATAAAAAAGATAAGAAACTAAATGAAATAATTCCAGGATTACCTGGATTTAAATAACAATTAATGAGAGAGTGCTGTAACCGTGAGGGCAGCAAGGGTTTGCAGACACGTTATTTCCTTTCTGTGTCATCAAGATACCCTGTTAAGCTCTCTCATTAAAATTAACAAAAGGAGTTATATGGAAGTTAAAAGCGTAGATGACAGTATTACAAAAATACAAGAGTATTTTGACAGTCATTTAAATAAAGAAATGTTTAATGATAATAGTAATTTTGACATTGATTTAAAATTTGGTCAAATATATGAAAAAGCATTAGCATTAATATTGCAAGATAAAAAGCTAGAGGTAAAAACAGAGCGTAATCAATGGAAAACAACAGGTAATATAGCAATAGAATTACATAATCATAATACTGATAAGCCAAGCGGATTATCTATTACAAAAGCAGATTATTGGGTAACAATTCTTGTATATGATTATAAAGTAGAAAGTATACATATATTACCAGTAAAACAATTAAAAGAACGTGTTAAAGATATAGTTCGCAATGGTGGTGGAAAGATAGTAATGGGCGGAGACTTTAAATGTAGCGAAATAGCTTTAATACCAATACAGGAGATATTCGGACATGCACCCAATAACTAAATGGTTACAAACAAATAAGATAGTAGCAAGAGAAGGTAAGACAAGATGGTATTCTGTTTTAGGAAGTAAAAATTGGGTACCGTCAGTGACATCAATATTATCAGCTGCAGATAAAGGTGAGTATTTTCAAAAATGGCTTGCTAATCAAGGTAGCTGGGAAAATGCTTGTAAAGTAAGAGATGCTGCAGCTAAACGCGGAACAATAGTACATGAAATATCTGAAGATTTATTAAATGGAGAAGAAATTGTATTAGACGCTGAAGCAGATATAGTTAAAAGAGTAATGTGTTTAGAGCAATGGTATGATGATTATCAACCTGAGGTTATTATGCAAGAAGTAATGTTAGCATTTCCTGGAATAAGATATGCAGGAAGATTTGACATATTAGCACGTATTGATGGTAAAAATGTATTAATAGACATTAAAACAGGTGGTTACTACAAATCGCATGATTTACAAGCTACAATGTATAAAGTATTATGGGACACTATAGTAGAAGATACAGGAGCAAATAAGAGTTATATGATTGATGAAATGTATGGATTATATCTTAACGATAAATGGAAAAAGAAACCTAATCCAACATTTAAGCAGTTAAAATTCTTACCAGATGTAGTAGAAGGGACTGTAAATTTATGGTACTGGCTTAATAGCGACTATAGAGGTAATGCACCAAGGCCGAAAGAGAGTATGAAATTACCAACTAATTTCAAACTAGGCGTAACACAAGATGAATTAGAAAACTTATTATAAGGAAATATAAAATGATTGAAGAAGTAAAAGGATTATACAGTAAAGAACGCAGGTATCATAACATGCCTGAAGTATCACGTAATAAAGGTGGTAAATCTAATAAAGGTAATACATCATATTTGCCTGAGTATCAAAATATGACTTGGCAGGAGAAAGTAAATAAATGTGCTAATAATGCATCAGACAATGGTAGATGCTGGTGGATTTTTCAACACGTTGTAAGAACTACTATGACAAGGAAATACTAATGGGCTTACAAGATATAATATTACAAAAGTTACTTAAAGTAATTGATAATACTATAGGTAAAAAGTTTAAAGTTGTCGATGACCTAACAGACCTTATACAGGGGTCTGAAGGTCGTTTAGATGACCATGAAGAGCGTATTAAAAAACTAGAGGAGAAGAATGAAAATAGTTAAGCGTAAAGCAATGACTATTAGGTATTCAGGACGCAGTAGTGATTATATAACACCCAGCTTTGGGTTTGGGTGTTTATAT